GCGACGGTCATACGGTCTCCGCGAACGAGGTCAGGATCGTGACGTTATGAGTCCCGGATCCGACGACGCACCACAGCTCCTCGTTCGGCGGGATCTCGATCGTGAAGTTCGTGTTATTCGAGATGACAAGACCGTTCGCGGTCGTGACATCTGCGCCGCCGATGTACATGTCGTTTCCGCCTGGGCGGATCACGACAGTCCTTGTCTCGTTCACTGCTTTCGAGACGATCTTCACTGCGGTCGTCGAGACGCTGGTCGTGGTGGAGATCATGTCCGCTCTTTCTTCTTGATGATCGGATCGACGGGTTTTCCGGTGATCGCCGCCATGCCGTTGCCGACCGAATAGCCGACGATCATGGTGATGATGGGGAGGCCTTGATCGGTTTCGATCGCGTCGACCGCCAGGAGGACGGTCATGCAGATCAACGCCACGAGCGCGATCAGTGCTTTCGAGGGGTTGACGCTCATGCGAAGATCCACCAGATGAGGACGGCAGTCATGGCGATGATGGCGAAGGGAAGTTTCATGGGGTCGGCGGGTCTGGGAGGTCGGCCTGATCGGATGGTGTCCATGTTGCCGGGAACAGTCGGAGCGACTGCCGCCATGTTGCCCATTCGGTCACTTTTGCTGGGGTGAGCGGAGAGTTGGGAATCTGTGTCCAGTCCGACTCGTACAGCAGGTTCTCGATGACAAGATCGAGCACCTGTTCGGGTGTCTGGTAGTCGGGGTCAGGGTTGATAAAGACGATCATCAGGCGGCCCCTACATCTTCGACGTACAGCATGGCAACACGGGTCGCAGATCGGGTCGCGGTTCCCGTTCCTGCGGAATACTGCAAGGTGGCGACGACCGTCTGTGATCCTGCACCGATTGAACCGATCGACTCCACGAAGCCGGAAAATGTGAGGGTCGTCGACGAGATTGCGACGACGGTCGAGTTCAGGACTGTTCCGGTGACTGTTCCCGAACGAAGCCGAAACGTTGCGGACGTGTTCGACGTGCCGGACAACGCTGGCTCAATGTAGACGATGCGGTAGTTCCGGTTCGCGACTGCTGTCCATGTGACGGTCAACATGACCTCTTCGGCGGTGACCGACGTGTCGGTCGTGCTTGACGTGACGACGTCGGTCATCAGGCCGCGAGGGAACTTGTTCATCTGGGCGGCGGTCAGGACCGCGCCGGACGTGAAGTCTGTGTTAGGGGAGACTGCCATAGATTACCATCCGAGTCTGTTTGTGTTGAGAATACCGAACGTCGACGAGTTCAGGGTGAACAGGTCATAGATCGTCACCGGAGAAAGATAGACGGTGAACTCTGTCCGACCGGGTATCGCGGAAACCGTCGCACCCTCGACGACCATCGTGACGGTCGTATTTGTGCCGTAATAGGGTGAATAGTAAGTGAGGGTCGTCGTCTTGCCGGACATCGCGGAAAGTTCGTCGAGGAACTCGGTCATTCGTGTGTCTGTTTGAGCGTTGTCGTTAAACCGAACGTCGGCGTACAGTTCCTCCTCGGCAAACACGTTCGCGTAGTAGTCGGTCTGTGCCTGCTGTTGGGCCGTGTTATTGAACAGCACCTGGCGGTTGTAGTTGCGCTCGTAGTTTGATGCGCTGACGGCTTGAGTCGTGCCGACGGTCGTCGAGGTCAGATTGACGACGTTCGGATAGTTCGCGTTCGGAAGTTTTCGGGTCAGTCCGTCATAGACAAGTTTCGTCGAGGCGTTCGTGCCGAACGTGAAAAGGGACGCGGACGGTGCGGCGGACGTGCGGAACTCTAAGGTCGCCCCATCGTAGTAGTACGTCGAGTTCTCGGTCTGAAGAAGCTCGACGACGCGCTGACCGATGGTGGTCGGATCGAACGCGTCGGAGACGGTCGCGCGACCGTTGATCGGTGTCGCGGTCGGATACGGCGGAACGAACGGATAAACCTCTTGCGCGATGAGTCCGGCCTGATAGATCGCGTTCGTATAGCCGATGACAGGATCATCATTGACATAGAACAGGGACATCATGCCGAGCGCATCGGTTCCGGTGATCGTTGCGGTGTATGCGCCGACCGCGATGTCGTCCTGATACGTAACCTCAACGACGTAGAAATACATCTCAATCGCTGACAAGTCGTTGCCGATAATGATCTGGTCGCCCTCGGCGATCGGGGCGGCCTGTCCGGTGTTGTTTCGGACGGTGAGAGTGCAGTTGTTCCCGGTCGGTGTGTCGAACCAGGAAGAGCGTCCGACCGTGAACGAGAGAGACTGCGTGATCGAGGTGAAGCTCGTCCCGCCGATTGTTATGTCCCAGTCGACGGCGCTCATTAGCCGATCGCGTTCGCTGGGAGCCGATTATTCAGTCGGACGTACTGCTGGAGAGCGGCGACGACAGCGTTCGGGTCCGCGGAAGTGACCGTGATGTTGATCGTGTTTCCGCCCATCAGACCACTCCGATCGAGCGGGACGACTGCTTCGGGGCCCGCTTCGCCGATCATCGCGATCGTCGGTGCTGTGACGATGCCGCCCTCGGCAAGTCGAGGCAACTTGACATTAGGGATTGATCCGAAGTTGATGAACGGGCCCGCGGCAAAGTCGATGGCATCGAGCGCCTTGTTGAGGCCTTTGATCGCAAAGTTCAGGCCCCATTCGACCGCGCCGAGAACGCCGTTCACTGCGGTCTTGAACGCTCCGACCAGACCGTCGAAGATCGTGCTCGCCATCATTCGGATCGACTGGAAAGCGGTCGAGAACGCGCCCACAATCCCGCCGAGAACAGTTTTCACGGTGTCCCACCAGAGTCGAAACGCGCCCTTGAGAAACTCGATCGTCTTGCCGAAGATGTCGAACTTTGCCTGGAGGGCGATCAGGGCGGCGACGATGCCGAGGATGATGACAGCTCCGGTCGCGACCCAGAGTACCGAGAATGAGGCGGTGAGCGCCGTGTTGAGTGCAAGCGTCAAGTCTTGTAGCGCGTTGTAGATCCCGAGGCCCGCGTTTATGGCGAGGATCGCTCCGGCGAGTGTGCCGATCACAATGCCGAGCGTCACGATGAGCCCAGTGTTGTCGCGGACAAAGTTTCCGAGCGACTGAAGTTTCGGGAGAAGTTTCTCAACGATTGGGAGCAGGGCCGCGCCGATGGACTCTTTTGTCTCCTCCAGGGCGATCGACATGCTTTTAAACTTGCCCGAGGTGGTGTTCGCGGCTGTCGACGCTTGATTCTTGAATGTGTTCGCAAGGTCGCCGAAGAGGATGTCCGCGTCGCCGCCCTTGTCGATAATCTTTGCGAGCTGCGGGTCGAGCGCCTTGAGCGCCTTGAAGTTTCCGTTATACGCTTTCGAGAGCGCGTCGGAGACAGTGGCAAGGTCTTTCCCTGTGCCCGCTGAGATGTCGAGGGCGAGGCCGAGGAGGTCCTGAGCCTCGGCGACATCGCCTGTGCCGCGAACCAGCGAGTCCAGCGCAGGCCGGAGCTCGTCGTCGGACACTGCCGCCGCGATCGACGTTTTCGAGATGTAATCCTCGACGGACTGGATCTGCTTGTCGGTCGCCCCGGTGACGTTCGTGATCGTGGTCGCGAGCTTCTGTGCCGCCGCGTCATCTTCGGCGAACGCTTTCACTGCAGAGAAGCCAGCGACGGCGAGTCCGCCCAGGGCGGCAGCTGCGGGGAGCGCCGCTTTCTTGATCGCAAACGCCGCCTTTTCGCCGTTCGTTTCCAGCTTCTTGAAATCGGCGATCGCCTTATTTAGCCCGGACGGATTCCATTCGGAGACGATCGGGAGTGAGATAGCCATTAGCGGGTCACGATCCGTCCGGTGGTCGCGTCGGCGACCTTGTTGACGACATCGGCGAGGCGGCGCATCGTCGGGTCGACGTTGCGTTCCCCTGCGAACCAGAGGAAACGGGACGGGCCGCGTCCGAGCTTCGATGTCAGGTCATCGGCGAAGTTTGGGCGGGCGAGCAGCTTGTTTCGGTTCCGTGTCTGGTTCGGGCCTCGACCTGCCATGTCGGTGATCGCGAGCGCGGCGGTCTTAGTTATGACCTTGACGACTCCGAGCGACTCCCACTGTGCGCCCTGCTGGAGGTTTCGGCGGCGGGCTTTCCGCGTGTCGATCTTCGCGACGACACCTTTGCGCTGGTCGCTCTTGTTCCATCCTGTCCGCTTGTGGCTTTTCATTCCTGAGAGGGGCGGACTGCTAGGGATTGAGTCCTGGATCGGCGGGATCATCGTCTCACGGACGATTCCGAGGAGCTCCTTGTTGATCGCTTTACGGAGGTCAGGCGACACTTTCTGAAGCTCGCGGAGCGCCTCCTTGAGCCCGTAATACTCGATCGCGACGGTCGCGGTCATGCCTGTCCTCCTTTCCTGTCTCGGTTTATGGCTTGAATCACTGTCGCCAGATCATCGAGCTCGAATGGGATGTCGGGAGGCCAGAAGCCAGTCGCGGCGCATACGTCCGCGAGCTGACGACTCAGGCCTCCTCGGTAGGGTTTGCTGCTTCGGCCTCGACGACGGAGATCTCGTCGATCTTCTTGATGAAGTCGTCGAACATGGCGGGGATGGTGATCCCGGCGATCTTGCTGGCCTCGTACGCCATGAACGCGAGGTCCTCCATCTTGATGTCGGTCGCGCTCTTCTTGAACTTGCGCTCCCACAGGACGATCACATACAGGTTCGTTGAGACGATGTACTCATCTCCTGCGACGGTTGTGTATTTGATTTTCAGTTTCACGTTCGGCCTCCTGTGTTCTAGTTACCTGGAGGGTACTAGATCAGGGAGCGGTGATGTCGCGAGCGCTTGATCCGCCCTTGAACACGGCCTCGACGACGGACAGCTCGCCGACGGTCGAGTTGATCGGGGTGATCTTCTCCAGGTAGCAGTTTGTGATCGTGTACTCGGGGTTAGAAGCCGACTCGGTGGTTCCCGACGGCGAGATCACCAGTGTCGCGGCGGTTCCCCAGGCGGAGTAGAGGATCGCCTCGACCTCGCCTGCGCCGTAGCTGTTGAACAGCGTCAGGGTGACCTCGTTGTTTTCGAGGCCCGCCGTGAACACTCGCGCAGTGCCGCCGAACGCGGTCGTTTCGAGTGCCTCTTTCGTGAGACTGATCTCGCACTTCGAGCAGTTGTCGGTCAGGTCGGTCGTGGTTGCGCCGACGGTCAGATTGATCGTCGCGTTTCCGAGGAATGTCGTGGTGGCCATTGTGTTTCTTTCTGTTCAGGAGCGG